TAACACATCATTTTCTTCACCTGATTCCCATATTGCCGAAATAGGTAGATATTCATTATCCCATTGGATAAACACTAAGGCGTTATCGTTTAGCCTATCTTCGGGGATTCGGCTAAGGTTTTCGAGTAGTTCTTTATAGGTCATATTAAGCCTCATCTATAAAACCGATTGTAAAATCTGAGCCGTCGCAGGGTTCGGGAATCTCAACATTACCTAATAAAACCTTTTCGTGAGCATCTGCCTCGTTTTCTGCCTCGACTTCGATTTCATAGTAAACAACTTCGCTTGCTTGAACAATGTATTTTTTCATAATTAAACCTCTTCGCTTTCATAGATATACTCTAATTGGTTATAAACTTCTTGCGCTATTTCATCATCTGTCATATTGATATAACCTTTACAACCGCCTAAAAGTAAGTCATAAATGGTATTGTCATTAAAGGTAGAATCAGATTGACATAGGGCTAAATCGTTTTCTAGCAATTCGTCAATCCATTCTTGCCTTGTTTTCGACACTATTACATCATCGTTAAATTCAATCGTAATCATTTTAAATCACTCCAATCGCAGTTAAATGCCACATAATTTGGGCAAAGACAAACAATAAAACACCAATAATAATCATGTGATAATTCTTCATTCTGTTGACTCCTGTTTAATGTTTTCAAGCATATGCGACGCTATCTCATAATAATTAACATCAGAAAGAAAAGCCCTCGCATAACTATCTTTAGTGCTATTAACAAATCCATCAGCCTGTTCCCAGAATAATAAATCTTCAATATTCTGTTCTAATCTTTTTGCTAAATCATGAGCATCGATAGAGTCTAAATCGTCCCAATAATCAAGAGGGTCAAAAGAATCATCGAAACATTCTAGATTTACTCGCCATGTGGCGTAATTTGTCCATCCATTGTATTTATTGTCATTCATGATTAAGCCCCCTTAACTAAGTTATTAAAATAATCCTGTGGCATATCATGCCATTGGTCAAATGATACATTCCAAAACATATTAGCCCATTTGCCAATGTGTTTAGATGTGGTTCTACTCCATTTGTGAGAGGTTTTATAGAACTTATTGTTTTGAAAACACGCTACGGGTGTCTCATAACTGAATAGCACTTGAGTTCCATCGTTTAGGACTAATTCGGTCATATTTGACGCTATTGGTTTGATTCTCATTTGTAATACTCCTGTCTAAAGTTAAGATACTGCTAGGTTTAAGTTTACTACTAGAAACAATATTTGGGGTTAACTCCTGCCTCAATTTTATACTGATTCCATCGAGCATTAGCCCTGAAATTAGCGATACGATAAACCTTTTGCCAATCGCTAATCTTTTCATCGGCGCAATAATCTTTAATTGCTTGCTTTTCATTACCGCAAAAGTCCCGAGTATTGATAATTAACTCTATTGCGTTCTCAATGATGCTATCGGATATATAAGTCATTTTAATCCCTTTCAAGTGTTTAAGTGTTTACAGTCTATCCCTATCGCTAATACTATGCAATAGGGATAAACCCTTAGTAGTTGTTTGCTACAAAATCCATTAGTGTTGCGGTTATTTCTTCAATGCTTTGATTCTTATTGATTGCGGATACAAATGTCTGTATAAATTCTTCATTGTCTAACAGTAAGCATTTAGATACTGTTGTTTGATTCTCAATATCAGACATAATTGCATTTGCTTTGAGTAAGTTTATGTTTAATGTTTGCATGATATTACCTTTCTTATCTACTGTTTATCAATACTACATACACAGTATAACGGATTAGTGCTATAAAAAGATACTAGGACAAACCCTAAGTTTTGATTGATTGTTGCTATTGATTGACAGTATTGATAGCCTAAACCTATTCGTCTATGTTGGTGCTAGGTTGCACTATAAAGGTGCAACTCAGCCCCATATACTTGCTCTATCAATAACACAGGTCAATAGTTTTTACCTATGATATGCGTCAATGCGTATATTCGTATATGCGTATATATCGATATTGTCATGTAAGTAAGCACTAACTAACCTAGCACTATATTGGTGCAAGGATGATGTAAGTAAGTGCTAACTAACATAGGGGGGAGGGGTAGTCTGTGTTGTGTAATGTTGGCGGAGCCTCCATAGCATACAAAAAAGTAAAATAAGACTATGTTAATTGATAAAAAAGGGACATAGTCAATGATGGTGTATGTTATTGATTACTAAAGGATAATAAAATAGGGACAGAGTCGCTGGAAATGCTCACTCCGTAGGAGGTCGCTGTTGTCCCCAGCGGAGACCTATATTGTCTAGGCAGACCCGCTGAATCTGCACAGTCGCAGACGACTATGCTACCGTCTATGTTGTTGTTTTATAAGAAGTGTAAAAATAATACTTGACAAAATCGTAAAAGTATGCTAAAATCGCCTTACAAGTTCAAGCAACACACTATAAAGAATCGTGTAAGCCCTGCAAGCAGTGAATTATTATAGCACGCTAAACCACCGCTAAACCACTTGGTGAAAAACAATTACCAAGAAACCTCCTGATAGCGAAAGGCTTAGTCTAACGACAGCATACTATAGTAACTATAGGGCTTTGAATTTTTTCTTTGTCTTTCCCTTTAAGGATAAAAAGGCTTTATGTTAGAAGTTGAAAAACAATTATCTACCGAAGATGCACAGTCTTCAGACGATGGTACTGTCTTAAAGAAGAAGCGACCAAAGCTGGTTAGACGAGAAGTTGTCGATGGTAAACCTGTTCGTGGTCGTCCCTCCAAGAAGGCGATTGCCAAGAAAAAGAATCCCGGCATTGTGGGGAGACCGCCGGGCGACGCAGCACGAATAGCAGAGTTTAAAGCAAGACTGTTGGCAACGCATGGTGATAGTGTCATTGAGAAGATAATCACCACCGCCCTACAAGATGGACACCCTGCACAGGGAGCAATGCTAAAGTTCTGTGGAGAACGATTGTTGCCTCTGTCTAGTTTCGAGGGCAAGACTGGTGGAGGAACACCGCAGATTTCAATTAATATCAGCGGACTAACAAATACAACGATAGAAGCAGAAGAAGTCATTGATAACGATGTTACTGATGTAACCATTAAGGACATCGATGAATCTTGATTTTAAACTGCTAAAGTGGCAACAAACAGTATTTAAGGACCAGACCCGATTCAAAGTAATTGCTGCTGGTCGCCGTTGTGGTAAGAGTAGGTTGTCTGCAGTAACCCTATTGATTGAAGGGTTAAACTGTCCTGAAGGTTCTAGTGTGATGTATGTGGCACCAACCCTCGGTCAAGCCCGGACGATTATGTGGGACTTGTTGATGGACTTAGGAAAGCCTGTCATCAAATCTGCTCACATCAACAACCTTGAGATAACTTTGGTGAACGGCAAGAAAATCCTCATTCGAGGCGCTGATAACCAAGACTCTTTGCGTGGTGTGTCTTTGTCGTACTTGGTAATGGACGAGGTCGCTTTTATCAAGTCAGAGATTTGGGAACGAGTACTTCGTGCTGCTTTGTCAGATAAAAAAGGTAGAGCCATGTTTATCTCGACCCCATCTGGACGAAACCATTTCTATGATTGGTTTCAATTAGGACAGAGTGGAGACGATGCAGATTGGAAGTCTTGGCACTTTACCACCGCTGACAATGAAACGATTGACCCGAAAGAGATTGAGGCTGCAAAACGCACATTAAGTTCTTTTGCGTTCAATCAAGAGTACCTGTCTTCCTTCAATAATGCTGGCGCAGGATTATTTAAAGAAGAATGGATTAAGTTTGGCGATGAACCTGACATTGGTTCGTGGTATATTGCGGTAGACTTAGCTGGCTTTGAAGATGTCGCTAAAAGCGCTAACGCCACTAAGAAAAGACTAGACCAGTCCGCTATCGCAGTTGTAAAAGTAACCGATGATGGTACTTGGTTTGTCGACAAGATTGAAGCTGGTCGCTGGGATATACAGACTACTGCACTCAATATCTTAAAGAATATTAGAGAGTATGAACCTCTAGCAGTTGGTATCGAGCGAGGGGCGCTAAAGAATGCAGTATTGCCTTACCTTAGTGATTTGATGCGAAAGAACAACTGTTACGCTCATATCTTAGATTTGACGCATGGCAATAAGAAAAAAGTAGATAGGATTGTTTGGGCTTTGCAAGGTCGCTTCGAGCATGGACGAGTTATACTCAATGCTGAAGAAGACTTTGAAGAGTTTGTTGACCAACTACTAATGTTTCCAACCGCACAGGTGCATGATGACTTACCTGATGCGTTAAGCTATATCGACCAACTCGCTGTCACGAGCTACAGTATTGACAACGACGAAGACGATTGGGAAGCTCTTGATGTAATTAGTGGCTATTGATAAAGGAATAAAATGGCTGAAAATATGGACATGAACGAAAGTACTGTTTGGGAAGAACCTTCCGAATCAGATAAAGAATTAACTGCCTTTGTTATTCAACATTGCGACAGATGGAGAGATTCCAGAGACGAGAACTATTTAGAAGACTGGAAAGAGTACGAAAGAATTTTCCGTGGCGTATGGGCTGACGAAGACAAGACACGAGAGTCTGAGCGTAGTCGCTTAATTAGTCCAGCTACACAGCAAGCGGTAGAAACCCGCCATGCTGAAATCATGGAAGCTATCTTTGGTAACGGAGAGTTCTTTGACATCAAAGACGATGTTAGAGACTACAACAACAATCCGATGGATGTTGAAGCTATTAAGGTACAACTTAAAGAAGATTTAGAAAAACATAAGATTCGTAAGTCGATTGACCAAATCGAATTGATGGCTGAGATTTACGGTACTGGTATTGGCGAGATTATCGTCAAGCAAGAGAAAGAGTTTGTCCCTGCTACGATGCCAATGCCGGGCATGGAACAAGCCGCCTATGGCGTACAAGAAAAAGAGTACTTCTGCGTCAAGGTTAATCCTGTCAATCCTAAGAACTTCTTAATTGACCCCAACGCTACCTCGATTGACGATGCGATGGGCTGTGCCATTGAGAAATTTGTGTCTATTCACAAAGTAGTAGAAGGAATGGAAAAGGGTATCTATCGTAAGGTAGACATCGGACCTGCTGGTAACGATGATGACCTCGAAGTTACTCAAGAAGTAGTTCAGTACCAAGACGACAAAGTCAAGCTCTTAACCTACTACGGATTAGTCCCTCGTGAGTATCTAGAGCAGTTAGAGAACGAAGGTGAAGAAGTAATTGACCTCTTCCCTGAAGACAGCACCGCTGACAGCTATAGCGACCTCGTAGAAGCTATTGTCGTTATCGCTAACGATGGACTCTTACTCAAGGCTGAGAAGAATCCCTACATGATGCAAGACCGCCCTGTTTTGGC